GGTGTATGTTGTAGTCATTTATAAAATCTATTTTGGTGTAAACTTTTTTATTGGCTTTATAAAGTTTACTGTAATCTAAAAGTTGGTATAAATCTTTATCATTGCTGTGTATTATAAAATCATGACTAGTATTATTTTTAACAATGTTAGCAATAATATCATCAGCTTCATACCCTTTTTTCTTGTAGATATTCTGGAACCCTATTTGAGGCAAAACTTCTTTGCCAAGTAAATACAATTGTTTGTAACAGGTTTCATTTAATCTTTTTTCTTCTTCACTTATATCATTTAAAGGTTTTGTTTTATAACCTGGATAGATTTTTTTTCTCAGGTAATTTTCTTTTTTACCATCAAAAGCAAATACGAATCTATTAGTATTAAATTTTTTAGATATTTCTAATACCTTCATCAAGAAACCGAATATGATGCCTGTATCTTCAAATTCAGTTCTTATATTTTTTAAAGTGTGTTTGACTCTGTGAGCTAGAGAAGAACTATCAATTATTATCGTAGGCAAGTTTGCATTTTTTTCCATCCTCTCCTCTAATCATAAAATGATAATTTCTGCAAGTTTCATTAGTGCACCAGAATAAACCTAATTTTTTATTAGAGAATAAAGGCTTACCACATAGCTTGCAACATAATCTGCTTTCAAATACAGCATATTGTTTTCGTCTTTTCAACATATTATTTAAGTTTGAATCTCTTTTTCTTTTTGCGTTGCAATGTAAATTTTTCTTCTATTTCCATAAACAAATCTATAACTTCTTCACGTAGTTTATCTTCATAATTATTTTTTTCTATATATGCAATAGCTTGATCTAACGATTGATATTCAGAATCTATGGCATTATATTTTGATAAACCAAGAGTTGTCTTTAGCCATTGAAGATTAGCACCGACATCATCAATACCATGACCGAATAATATTCTGATTGGTGCGGTTCTAAATGGGTCATCTAGTGAGTTTTTAATGATTTCGCATTCACTTTCAATGCCAACTATTTTGACTATGTTTTTTTCTCTTACTTTTTTCTTTTTCTCAATTTTTGCTTTCTGTTTTATTCTGATTCTTAATGATGCATAGTATGGTATGCCTTTACCGCCTGGAGTTACTTCACCGTAATCACTTTGTCTAATTTGATTGGAACATATCAGCAGTTTGTTTTGTGCTGCTATTTTACGGCATATTTTTCTAAGACCAGTACTGAAATCTTTTGCTCTTTTCATGCCCATCTTATCGCCTTTTTCTAATTCAAGTTCAGTAGATAAGGCGGCTAAAGAATCAGCACCTATTACATTTATTACATTTGGATCAGTATCCCATTCATTAATATATTTAAACATTTCTTCAACTGTATCTGGTCTATGGTAATCATCTTTGTTTAAATGCATACCATAAATTTCAGCGTATTCTTTATCTAGACGAGCTTCTGGGTCTAGGAATCTTACTTTGCCTTTATCTTCTTGAGCAGAAGCACATATTTCAACTAACAAAGCGGTTTTACCAGAACTAGAAGGCCCAAATATCTCAACAAGTATCCCCCCAGGCAGTCCTCCGCCCTTATTTCGTTTACCAGAAATAGCAAGGTCTAATAAAGTACTGCCTGTACTTATAATATAATCACTAGGTCTAGGCAGAAGAATATTACAGGCAGTTTTTTTAGCTTCATCAGCAACTTCTTGAGTGGTTTTTCTTTTTTTCAAAGTCATTTTATTCCCTTATATATTTTTTCATAATTTCTAATGCTTGTAATATGCGTTCTTGTGATGGTGCTAATGTAATTTGAATTGTTAAAATATCATCTACTGGTATATTAATTTCAACATCACGAACACTAATTTCACCATGTAGACCGAAAACTTTTCCAATTTCGGTTGCAATTTCGGCTTGATTGACTACAAATTTCATTTTATTTCTCCATGAAAAATTTTCTAATTACGTCCTGAGCTTTCTGCCCTACATCTTTCGCTAAAATATCTCTGGCTCTTTCACCCTCAACGCTTCTGCGGTTACAATCTGACACCCACTTTCTATACCATTCCAGAGTTTCAAGCATCTCCTGGACATCCTCATATAAAATATATTCACCGTCAGAACACTCTTCCATCCAGCAATCATGGTCGAAACCTGAAGCTGTTAACTCATATCGTTTCATTCCGGCCTCCTGTTATCCAGTGCGGGCCTAACCGGACAACTTATTGTTTCATGGTTGCCATTACAGAAGAAACATTTTACTATTTGTATGTTTTTTATATCGTTTTTTAATAAATCAAAATGTTCCCACTCATCTAGTGTTGCATTATACTTACTCAGTATATTTTTGTATGCTTGAATCAATTCTCTGATTTCTTTGTGCATTATTTCCTCCTTAATTTAAATTCCAGTGCGGGCCGGATTTGATACCGGCTCACAAGTGCGCCCTGTGTTTTATACGTTGCGTATCGTGGTTCCCGCCACGCCGCCGCACTGGGGGTTATAATAAAGGTTTGCAGATTTTTTCTTTACGGGCTCTGGTTCAGATTTTTTAGAAAAAAGCTTTATAATTTTTTCTGGTTTTTCTTTTTTAATAAATAAATAATTAAATAATTCTTTTTCAGATAAGTAAGTTAAAGGAAGTAAATCTTTAATTGTAATTATTTTATTTTTAAAAAAAAGTTTATATTCAGCAAGAGATGTTTTTTTATTAACAGGAATTTTTAATGCTTTTTCAATATCCCAACCAGCTAACAATCTTGATTTTAAAGTCATGCGGTTAATATTGTATTTTTTAGAAAGTTCCATTAAATTATATTTTTTTCCTTTATAATTAATTAAAAAACTATTTGTTTTATTATATAGTTGTTCTTCTCTAGTAGCCCAACGACAATTAGAATATTCATAATTTTTATTTGGGTCTATTCTATCAAGAAAAGTTCCTTCTGGTTTTTTGCCCATATCTTCAAGAAAACCATAAAAATTTAACCATTTATCGCAAACTGTTATTTTTTTTCCTCCATAATATTTATAATCATTATTATTTTTATTTAAACATCTTTTGAGCATTGAACTCCAAACTTCACAAGTTTTTCGTAATTCTTTTTTAATAGCTTTTCCATATAATATTGGATTATTATTTCTATCTCTTTGGATTATTCTTCTTGCACATCCACAAGATTTTATTCTACCTATTGATAAAAGATATGTTTCTACAATTTTTGTTTCTCCACAAGAACATTTACATAAAGCATATCTTTTATTATCATTGGAAAAATCAATGATGGTAAGATTATTAAATTGGTCTCCAATTTTTTCTTTTCTTATTTTTTTCATTGTGCCTCCTTTTTAAGAAGAAGGCACAAAGCTTCTTCTTAAAATTTATCGTTTTTTACGTGTTTTTTTAGGCGGTTCTGGTTCTTCGTCCTCTTCATCCTCTTCCCAATCTTCTTCAGATGATAATAATGATTCTGAAGAATCATCTGTCAAGTCTGTTTCATCGTCATCTTCCCATTCATCCTTATCTTCATCGGAATCTTCGGAATCATCGTCTTCCCAATCATCTTCATAGGAATCTTTATCTTCTTCGGGTTCAGGTTCAGGTTCAGGTTCAGGTTTTGGTTTAGATTTCTTTTTAACTGGTTTTTCTTCTGATTCAAGTTCTTCTTCTACTTCTTCCTCTTTAAATTCAGTGCCATAAAAAGCAGCATAAAGTTCGGTATAATCAGGAATGTAGATTAATTCATCAAGAGTGTAGGCAGCTTCAAGTAGGGCATCAGTTATTTCTTCTTCACGGTCTAACATTTTATGACCAATATATTCTTGCTTGGTTTGCATAGTTAGAGCAAGCATTTTACCATTATCTGGATCACTGAATGGTATAAAACCACCACCTTTAGGTTTTCTTGCTAATTCAGAGAACAATCTTTCAGTAAGCCAATGTGAAACTTCCCAAATCTGAACACCTTTATTTTCTTCTTCAGCACTATCAAGTACCTGAACATTATATACTGCACGGCGTTTTGGATTAAGACTTTTTATTTCATCATCAGTGAATGTGCCTAATAAGCGCATTTCTTTTTGTCTTTCGCATATTGGGCAGGGACGGTTATAATTTCTTGCTGGACAGACAAAACGATCTTCATTAATACCAACACCAGTATGAACCCAAATATCAAGAACATAAGATACTTCCCCTTCTTTTAATTTAGGATCATATTTACCTGTGATGTAAGGTATAACATTGTATAAATGATCTCCTTCTTTAGGTTTCCACAAAGGCAACTTCAAGTCACTACGAAATATGTTGGCAAATTTGCCTGAACTCTCTTTAGATGCATAAGATTCTTCTGTTCGTTTCAAAAGCCTCTCTTTTAAAGCTGATCTGTCAAATTTGCCTTTTTTACCTGTCTTTTTCTTCTTCATCAAAACAATCTCCTTTATGATAATGTTTAATCTTTTCTTCAAAATAACTAGAGAATACAGCAGTACTAATTAATTTTACTACTATATACAAAATAATAGGTCCTAAAATAATTAAAAGTCCCCATAACCACCAACTCATTTAGTGCTCCTTTTCTTACGAATTTTTTTCATTCGCTGGTTGTCGCTTAACCCTTCATTAATAACCTCCTTCGATTTTTCATTTACAAATTCTTGAACTTTGTCTGGTATATTATGATCATCAAAATAATTAGCTATATATAAAGATACTTCGTTTTTTAAAGCTTCTTTACGGTCATCAAGAGTTTTCATTATGTTGCCTATAATAAAGGCATTTTCACTGCTCTTGAGATAGGCGTTATGAGCTTCTTTCACTTGTTCATTTATAGTTAATACATTTGATAAAGCACCTTCAGTCATTTTAATTTTAGGAAATAACTTTTCCCATTCTGAACGGTATTTAAATTCAATTTCAGCTTTGGTTTCTTCAAATTTCTTTTTAATTGTATCTCTTTCAGTGATAGCTTCAGCATGCCGTTCCCCCCAATATTGCCTAAGATGTGGTTGTTTAAGCCATTCAATATGAAGGTTTCTAATATCAATATTTAAATCATTGTAATCCATAATTATCTCCTTATTCTTTATCCTTTTTATTAACTATATCTATAATTGCTTCTGCTAAACTTTTAGCTTCGTCATAACTTAATTCAATTGTATCTCTATCAGTTTCTATTAAAATTGTTTCTGGTTCAAATTTCAAATAATTCATTGATTTGCCAACATAAATATATTTTGTATTATATTGATCTATTTTATAAGTAATTCTCCAAATTAATTCTTTCATTGAAAACTCCTTAATCATAATTTTACTTTGTTCAATTTTATTATACCATGAAAAGCTTGATTTTTATACGGGTTAAATTTTGGAAGCCAGATAACAACTAGAAATCAGCCCGGCTTTTTTAGAATAAAAGAAAGGTTCACTGAATAAAGTTATGATCTCACAAATTCTATCTGAGTCTGCTTGTGCTTTAGGATTCAGTAATACTTTACCCATATATTTAAGAACAGCATAGCGTATATATTCATAATCAGCATCATCATCTAATTTTGACAGATATTGAGCCATAATTTTCCAAGTAATGTTATTATATAATCCCTGACAAATATCTAAAACACTAGCTTCTGAAAATTGATTTCTCTCTATGATTTCTAAAGCTTTTTCTTCTTGATCTTGTATACCATTAATTGAATCTAAAATACTAACAGCTTGTCTAGGTGAACCATTGGCATTTTCAACAATAGCTGTCAGTAATGTATCACTAATATTTAAATTCTCTTTACTGATAATTCGTTGCAGTATTTTTTTGATCTTGGCTTTTGGCAAACTTTTGAGTTCATAATAGGCACATCTGCTTATAATTGTATTTGGAAATTGACTTGGGTTTGTTGTGGCTAATATTATTATGGCATGTTTTGGTGGTTCTTCTAGCCATTTTAACATAGCTTCTTTAGCGTCAGGCGTTGCTTTATGGCAATTATGAACAATACAATCATTTACTTTGTATGATGGATGATTTTGAATCTGTAAATCATAAAAAGTTATAAATCCCTTATTTCTTTCCTTATCTGAAATAATACTTTCGAAAGATTTATCATTACATCTTTGTTTGTAAATCTCAATATTTTCCACCCTAATGATTTCAGATGTTCTTCTTTCTTTTCGTCTATTATTTTTCTTTTCAAATTGTTGTGGCATCCCCCATCTATTTCTATCCCTATTTTCAATTTTGGATTGGCAATGTCTATTTTGTAACAAGTCGGTAAATTGTTCTGTTTCAGCCACTCTCTTTTGTTGTGTTTGGTATTCTGGGCATTGCAAACTGGATATTCCGCTTCCCATTTCAAATGCGAAAGCAAAGTTTGTTGGGGAATAGGTAAAGGTTTTCCGTTTCCACCCCTTTCCGATTTCCAAATACTGTAAGTACCATTTGCTTTCTTGGTTTTTTTCATTTTGTTGGTATATTTCTTTTTGTGCATTGGGTTGT